AAGATGTAATACTATTGTGTGTCTTAAACCACTCTAATAGTCTAGTCTTGTGTGTGCTTCTTTCTTTAGTCATTTTTCAAAAGTTTTATAATGTTTTGGATTTCATAAATTTCGTCAATCCCTATTCTATCGCTCCAGCTTATTAAAGATTCTAATCTATTTATTGCTGCTATCGAAATTGCTTTGTTCATTTTCTAGTATTTTTATAATTACTCCTGGGTTTTCTTTATCAACGTGGTATCCATGAAAGTATGGTACTAAGTTGTATACATCATCATCTTCAATCCACCCATACTTAACCATTAAGTCTTGTACTGTTTGTGCAGGATTGATATAGTCAAACTTACGTCTGCTATTGCGTATGAAATAGAAGGATATATGCAAGGGTTTAGGTAAGTCTTTAGTGAGTTCGATAAACCGTTCAGTCTCTTCGACGTAGTAGCTCTTGCTCTTCTTTATATACTCTCTTGTTGCCTTGCTGTTTATCAGGTATTTACCTGTCCATTGCTTGCTGTTCTTACTTGAACTAACATTAAATGGTATAAATATTTCATTCTTTTTCATGTGGGTCGGGTATATAAACGCTTAGTGTTTGTGATGCCCATATCTTAACTTCATCAATGAACTCTAACATTTCTTTATTGTTCATCTTAGTAGTACTTTCCGTAGTGTCATACCATTCATCATCTATAAGGATTTTCTTTTTTAGAAAAGTTTGCTTTAACAGCTCGTGTGTCTCTTCTTTAGTATACCCTGTATAGTCGGATATAATCTTGACAACAACTCCCCAATAGTATTGATTCAATTGATTACTTCTTTTAGGTTTGTACTCTTTTATAGTTACTTCAACAGTTTTATCTTCGTATCTACAAATGTCTTCGTTAAGTCTGGCGACATCACCAAAGTGTAGTTTACACTTAATTACTTTTGCTATATGTTTTAACTTCATAATATATAGGGGGTAGTATTACCTACCCCCGTATAATTATTTAGAAAGGCATGTCATCTGTCTGTACATTACCTTGACTCATCAAGAATGCGTCGTTCGCAGCTTTGTATGCTGCTTGGTCTACTGGATTTAATGCTTGATTAAATCTATCATTCCATATAACAGCTCTATTCTCAGGGTTAGCAAACTTGTATTCAACTACAGTCTTCACAACAGGGGCACCTGTTTCTTTATCTGTAGTCCAATACTCACGCTCTCTTAAGCATACATTAATAGTACTACCTAATGCTTCTTTACAAGCNGTAGGTAAGCTATTGAATGATTTAGCACCTGTTGCTTGTAAGAAACCTTTAAAGATTTCAGTACGTACACGAGCTGCATTTTCTGATGTGTTACCATCTACGCCACTAAACTTTAGGTATGATATACCATCTTTATTAGATACCTTAAACTCTACATAAGGAGTACCTGTGTACCCTTCTTTTTGATTAGAGTTTCTCATTTCATCTACTCGCACTTTGTGTGCACCTGCTGTTAAATAGCTTGTAGTTTCTTTTACTTCTACTTTGTTTAAATCTGGAAACATTTGTCTCTGGTTTTAGTTGTTAAATATAATACTCGTTGCACTTTTCAATAACCTGTGCTAGGTCGTTATCTATATATAGGTTGTCAAACATTTCCATAGGACTCTTTGCTGAGTCTTTTCCTTGGCTTTGTGTTCTAAATCTATAGCTTGTTTGTTCGTTTGAGTAATGGTTGTCTGTAAATAAACATACAACAAATTCTTTCTCTACACGTTTCTTCCATCTGTTACCATCCACTGCAACAAATCTTTCTTGAACACCGTCTTCGCTGTCGTAAGCACCATCAATAGCTAAGTATATAATATGCTTATTAGTGTTCTTACTCATGTTTAAGATTCTATCTATCTCTTTGTTGTAGAATGACCACACATCAAAGCCTTTGAATCTTACATCAGCTTCTCTATATATCATTTCTACAAGAGAAGTGAATGATTCTATAACGATAGTATCAATGTCTGTGGATTCAACAGCTTTTTTGAACGCTGCATTGAATGTGTTAAGGTCAGGGATAGGTACATTTTTAAACTTACTTGCACCTTTGAACGGTAATTGCTTACGCTCTGTGTTTAATACAGCAGTTGTTGCTGGATTAAGATTTCTTAGGGATGTTGACTTACCTGAGCCACTCTTTCCTACTACAATAATGTTTGGTTTCATTTGTTTTTGGTTTTTAACTTTTGATAATCTTTGATACTATACGTTTTNGTTTTCTTTTTACTTGCACACACAAACTTCATAAATCCTCTTAGCATGATTTTTTCATCTTTACTAAGCCTTTCTTTTATTTCTTCAAACGTTTTGTTAACAACTTTTCTTATAGTTTGTTTGCTAAAGCTGTTGCTTTCACTGATTGAATCAATAATATCTTTGGATGTTTTCATATTGTTTTACAAATATACAAAATTAATACTAACAGAACAAGAAAATGTTAATAATCTTGCTTTGTGTCTTCAAATTTAGTAAGATAATTTATCCACTTAAGCCACTTACTACCTATACCTATGTTTCTACCTTTAGCAAATATTATTTCTGCCATACCTTCTGTGCTGTTACCAGTATCGTCAGCTATAATATCATAATATTCAGGTCTGTATACAAAGACAACTGCATCTGCTGCTTGCTCTATTTCACCTGACTCTCTAAGATTAGATAACATAGGCCTGCACCCTGCATTTCTTTCAACACCTCTTGATAACTGTGATAAAGCTATAACTGTTATGTCTAGTTCTTTAGCTAAGTTCTTAAGAGACCTTGCAATGACAGATACCTCCTGTTCCCTGCTTCTACCTTTTTGCATGTTGCTCACAAGCTGGAGATAATCTATCATTACAAGTTTTACATCTCTAGTTAATACATATTGCCTTACTTTGTTAAGTAAATAACGTAGCTCAGTACTCTTACACTCGTCTATATACAAAGGTGCTTTTTCGATAACACCTGTTGCACTATGTATAGAACGCCACTCTTCATCAGTTAGAGTACCTTTGATAAGATACCTATTGTCAATGTGAGTTTCAGAACTTAACAACCTAGAAACTAACTGAGTACTAGACATCTCGTAAGAGAATATAACAGTACCATAGTTATGTTTAGCTGCATTATGAGCAAGGGCAAGAGCAAATGAAGTCTTACCCATGGATGATGCACCACCTACAATAATCAAGTCTTGAGGTTGCCAACCACCTGTAAATCTATCAATAGACTCAAAGCCTGAAGGTATACCTGAAAGACCTGGTGATAGTGAATTACGCTCAATCAAATGTATAGTGTCACGTAAGTGTTGAGAGAGTTCGACAATGCCACCATGTTCTTTACGAGATAAGTTAATTATCGAACTTTCAATACCTTGTATATGTTCATTGATGTCCTTATCATCTAATTGCAACAATACATCTTGGCACATACTTTTGATTACAACACGCTTTTTATTGTTTGTAAGCTGCTCAATCAATGTTAAGGTGTTGTGCATCCAACTGTCGTTACTACTGCACTTAGATAGCTTATAATCAATATCTGATACACCTTGTATTTCCATTAAGCCTTTTACTAAGTCAAATGAATTACCTTGTTGATACTCTGCATCTAACCATTGAAATATTTTACGCCATGATGTATTTTGAAATAAATCATTTGTAAGTAGTTCGTGGTGTTCATAGTAATCATCTTTCTTGTGTATCAGTTTACTAATTAATAACTCTTCTAAATCATCTTTCATCTCTCTTAGGTTTATTGTTAGTTAACTTACCTATAAAGTTTTTACCTACTACACACTCGTCATTGTACCGTTCATTTCTCAACCAACGTTCAGCGTGTTGAAATTCAGGAACAAATTTTCCTTTTCTTTCTTCCTGTGCTTTGTACTTGATTTGTGTGCCTATAGACTTTATTATAGTATCGTATAGATTTTTGTCTGGTCGTAATTTCATCCATTCAAACTTGGCTTTTTTCTTACCTACCCTTACAGGGTATGCTTGCCAAAATATCTCGAATGTTTTTTCTAACCTTTCTCTTTCTATTGTAGTCAAACGATTTACTTTAGAATTAAACAACTGTTTTGTTTTGTTTGTAAAACTAATGTATTCCTTTTTTTGTACAACATATCCATAATATTCTAACTCTTCATAGGCTGTAAGTAATTGATTATCAGTGTAACCATAGAAATTATATAGAGAATCATGCCCCATCAGGTGTTCGTCTAACGAGGCATGATATTCTAAAACTAAAAAAGATAATAAGCTAATTTGTAATTCTGCATCTTCATAGATACATAGTAACTTATCAGTTGCTTTTGTTAGTTCAGACATCCATTTTCTTTCATATGTTTAACAATCTTTTGAACTACTTTCTTGGATATTTCGCTACCCTTACCTACTATACTGTTCATCACGTTGTCATCAGACTCCATGTTATGTGTAATATAGTGAGTCATGCCGTTAAACAATCCGTAGTAAGTATTACCCTTAGTATTCATCTCAGATATAACTGAATCTTCTACTAAATTACGTCTGGTATAGTAAGGTGTACGTAGTGCTTTACCTTTAGAGTTAGCAACAATATCCATTACATCAGATACAATAGAATTATCGTAAGTAATTCCATGTTGTTGCATAGTTCTCATAAGGTTAGAAATACCACGTATGTTACTATTAATCATGTCTTCTAGTGTGTTACTACCTTCGATACTTGATATAGCTTTAGTATGTTTAACAATATGAGCTTTATCTTTGTCGTTCATAAGAACACCAAACATATTACTACAACTGTGTATCTTATTACATACACCGAACACTAGCTTTTGACTACCATCATGTGATGATAATCCATACACAAATGTATCTGCTTGTTCTTGACCCCAGTCAGCTGTATAAGTTGTCTTTATATAGAAGTATACCTTACGGCCATGGTTAAAATGTCCACACTTAGATTCTGATAGGTCGTAATTACCATCACCAATCTTTTCTAATATATAATCTAACAACTCATTGTTTTGTTTTACAGTGTATTTACTTTTCACTGTACCTAATGCTTCACCTGAATTTACATTTACTGTAGCATAGAATGGTGTTTTGTTATAATCGTCTGCATGTAGCACATCATATGTATGTACAGGCACTTTCTCAACGGTAAAGTCTAACCCTCCGTTG